TTGCCGCAGGCCAAATCTTTAGTACACACTATAGAACAAAATACCAAGATACTTTTCCTGGTTGGGACGTTTTTTTCTTAGCTGATACTACCAAAAAAAAGCGTGGGTATGGTGGTAACTGGTGGGTAGAAGGCCGTGATTATCAAATTTATAGTGATCTAATTACACGTCGAGCCAAAAATTGGCTTGGTGATTTTCGTGAAACTATATTTGAAGTAAACATGTTGGTCATTGATGAAAAAAATGTGTTGTGCATTGCCGAAGATGATTCTGCAATTAAACAAATGGAAAAACTTGGAATAACTCCGCATGTGCTTGATTTCCAAACTAGACAATTTTGGGATGGTGGATTACATTGTTTAACTGTGGACATAAGACGAGACGGGACAAAACAAGATTATTGGCCCGAACGCGGCCCCAATGGCATTTACAGATATGATACCAACACATATTGATTTTTTTTCTGGAAGTCATGGAAACTTTGTTGAGTATGTGGTCAACGCATATCTGTACAACGGTCCAAAATTTGATGAGTTGTTGTTCACCCCATTAGGCACCAGCCACGGAGTGCGAACAAATACCGAGTACATTAACAGCAAACATGCTGACTCAAATCATCACACTGAATTCAATATACCAATTCCTGAATCTTGCAGTCAACTGGTAAGGATAGTAATACCCGATTACAAAGGATATATTTGTTATCAAATCAATGTAATCAACCGAGCGGGAGAACAAACTTCTCAAACAAAAATATCAAAGATTGATAATCAGTTAAACAATTTGCCAGTACAACTTAGAAATTTTTACTATTCTAAGTTCATGGACAAGAGTCTAGGATACAATGTTCATTGGAATGACAATAGCAAATACAATGTTTTTGAATTTAACATGACTGCATTGTACAGTTTGAGAGAATTTTATCAAGAACTTTATAAGCTAGCCAAATTTTTAAATACAACATTTGTCCCTAATGATAACCTTGCTGTATTATGGAAAAAATTTATCAATAAAAATCATGGCGCACGGGACTGGGATCGTTGCAATCAAGTATTGCAAGATATTTTTCTAAACAACAACTATTGCATTGATTTAACTATCCAACAACAGGCTTTGTTGAACTGTTTTATTTCAAATACCATAGGCATGTACGATGGGGAATTGTTTGACAACAACCAATACCCAACCACAACTGGCGAAATATACAAAATTATTTGTCAACACCTTGACACATTCGACAGTCGATTTTGAATTAACAATAGTCTTCAAGCCCGCCACGACGTCGCAGGTCGAGTGTACAACAGTGCAGACCCCCACTTAGTACAGTGCTGTGTCTGTAGCGAACTGGTATACAGTTAATACCATGTGATTCTAGCACACGAATCAATGGCAGTTGTGTTCTTTCTACAATAACAGTGTTAGGATCCACGCTTAACAAATTCATACCTATATATGGACTTGCTGCCGCAACGGTGCCAGGTACATTTGATGGTTGTGGCACACAGTCATCAAAATAGATTTTGTCCCACTTCTTGAAAATTTCAGGACAGTTACTGTCATTAACACGGCTAGAGTTTAACAACACCAATCCAGGACGCAATGGCAAGATTGTGCTGTCAAAGTGAGCATAGCTATAAAGTTCACTGTAATGCAATCTATAGCCCTGGGGCTCTAACAATCGCTTTAACCATTGAAATCCTTTGAGATTTCCCGAGTTTGAAATTTGATACAATATATCTCGCCCCACCCGCACAACATTGGGCGCATCAAACACAATTTCTTTGTCTAACAATGTTGGTCTACCACGTGTGTCACTTTCGATGTCATAACTGTTATCCAGCAGCCTTGGTTTGGGAGTTGACATCCACAATGCACCATCAGCAAAGGCTTGATACAGTATGTCTTGATACGCTAGTATTTCATAGTATCTTGCTCTAACTGGTCCAGGTGTTTCGATTAACATATCTCCCAAGGGCAAGATGATATCTCTAGGGCTCCAGGTATTCCACCCTTGTGATTTCCAGTCCATTGTGGCAAATTGTTGATCCCAATCCACAATACTGGGTCTGTGTACCTTGACACCTAACTTGGTCAATACATCGGCCAAATTGTCAGCGTCTTCATTGGCTTCATCTATAACTTGTTTGGGGTAATGCCCATGCAAATGTTCAACATCCTCCCATTTTTTATGGGCATAATTAAAACTGTGTGTACTGCGATCCATTGAAATTCTAGCATTGTGTGCATGCCCTACTATGATTTCTTCTAGTGGATCCCAGTCGTTGTGTGTGTTTATCTTCATGTGAATATTTACGTTTAAGTATTTCGGCTTGGAAATAAATACTTCATGCAAAAGAAAACCCGTAGTGTCCTTGAAGAATTAACCTTGATCCATGATAAACATTATCAGGATCAAGATCGTCGTTATGTAATTGAAAGTCGTGCTTCCAATCTTATTGGTTCTGCTATCCGACTAATTGAACAAATTGAACGTGAATTTACACAGGAACAAGCTGATAATCTTGTACGTAAATTGCTAAATGCAATGCGTGATCGTGATCCAGGCAAATTTACACGTACAGTGAGAAGAACCAATGATAACTGAAGGCGGCAATGTTTTTAAAAATCCTGATGGCGGCCCGGGCACACAACGAATAAATCAAGCCGACGTTCCTGCAACAATTGCATTTGTAGAAAAAGTACTAGGTATGAAATTTCCCAAAGATCGTTGGTTGGGATCTACTGGCCGTAAACCCACCAGTGGCGACTTGGACTTGGCAGTGGATGCGGGCACAGCAACAAAAGAACAAATTGCGGCAAAACTAACACAATGGGCTCAAAGTCAACAACTTGACCCACGTGACTGGGTTGTTAAAAAAGGTGAAGTACACTTTAAAACCCCTATTGCTGGAGATCCTAAAAAAGGATTTGTGCAAACAGATTTTATGTTTTTGCCACAAGTTGATTGGGGCACATTCTTTTATGGTGGCGCAGAAGATTCTGACTACAAAGGCATGAACCGCAATGTACTAATGAGTAGCATTGCCAAAAGCCTAGGGCTCAAAGTTGGCCTCAATGGTATGTTTAGTCGCACAACAAATGAACTAGTAAAAGGTGGACAAGATCCTGACTATGTTGCACAGGTGTTACTAGGACCAACTGCTACCAGAAAAAATTTAAAAAATGTCGAAAGTATCTATGCCGCTTTGGCCAATGATCCTAACAAAGATGCCAAGTTGGCAGATTTTAGAGAATATCTAAACCGTGAAGGATTGCCACAACCTGATGTTGCTATCAAAGAAAGTGAAGCTAGCTTTATGGCACGGTTGCGTGACCGCATTGTTAACCAAGGCATGCAACCACTAGTGGAAGCTGAAGAAGCTGGCATAGGCGGCAAAGCCAAGGGCATTGAGCACCTGGAAGATTTAGTTTTCCGCAATGGCACAGCAGGTATTCAGCAAGCCTTGGACATTGTAAAACACGCTGCCTCGGCACCTGGTGAAACTACCACTGTAAAGTGGGATGGAAAGCCGGCTATTATATTTGGGCGCAAGCCCAGTACTGGTGAGTTTGTGCTTACAGATGGCTCGGGATTTGACGCCAAAGGATATGACGGATTGTTTACCAGTCCTGACGCAATTACTAAAAACATGGCGCAACGTGATGCTAATGCTGTGACCAAAGGCAATGTTGGCAACCGCGTCAAAGAACTAGCCCCTATCTATACACGTTTGTGGCCCATGCTGAAGTCTGCATTGCCCCAGGATTTTCGTGGCTATGTCAAGGGCGATTTGTTGTACATGAACACACCTCCTGTGCAAGATGGACGCTATGTGTTTACCCCAAACACAGTGACTTACCGCATTCCGGTCAACAGTGAACTAGGCAAGCGCATTGGTGCAAGCCGAGTGGGCGTGGCCATGCACACAATGTACGCAGATCAAAACGCACCACGAGAACCTTTACGTGGTGTTGATTTTAACACAGTGCCAGGATTGCTGTTGGCTGACCCTGCGGCATCAGTTCCAAGTTCTATTACTCCTGATGCTGGCAAAGTCAAGCAGTTACAAAATATTGTGGCCACGCAAGGCGCCAACATTAATAAATTGTTTGATCCTGCGGCCATGCGTGATGCCAAGATTGCTGATCTAGCTAGACTTTGTGTAGATTATGTCAACACCAAGGTTGGTCAACGCCTGAACCCACAAACACTACTGCCCGAGTTTGGCAAATGGTTGCAAGGCAAAGTGACCCCTAGCAAGTACAACAATATTGCAAACTACGTGAACGATCCACAACGACAGGCTGGTATGCAAGCCGCATTCCAAGCATTCTTGTTGTTGCATGATCTCAAAGAAGGAATCCGTGGTCAGTTAGATGCACAGCATCCTGGGCAAGAAGGCTGGGTCATGGCCACTCCTGCTGGATACAGCAAAGCAGTGGGTCGATTTGATTCAGACGCTTTTGCCGCACAAAATCGTGCTAGAAACAATCCTCAAACGACATAATTTTTACCAAATGACTAAATAAAAGTAGGACCTAGGGGTCCACATAAATTAGGAGAAAATTATGTCAACATTTAATCGTTTCAATGGTGATGCACAACCAGTATTTGCGTTGGACATCCAAAATGGTCCTCAGACCGGTAATATCGGTAGTACCGATGCTCTTGTACAGATGCAAGGTCCAAAGCTAGACTTTTTCAAAGTTCTAGTCAAAGACGGCTCAGCAGCCGCAGTTGATCTGCGCGATGAACTTGGTGGTTACAGTGGTACAACATTCAATCCTGGTGTTGTTCAGCAAATTAACCAAACTATTCAAACCAGCACTACAATTGCTATCTATCAAGTGGAAGGTGCAAACACTGGACAGATTTCTTATGCAATCTATCCATCTGGTGCATACACTGCCGCTTCATTGCAAACAGCAATTCAAGGCATGGGCAACGTTCAAATTACCAGCAGCGCCGGCGTAACAACTGGTGTTAACGTCAGCGGTACTGTTGTTACACAGCCTGGATTCCAATTGGCTTAATAGCAAT